ATGTTAATGATTTATAATATAATGTTAATAGTGGTAATTTAAAACATATAGGACACTATTCTGTCCTGATGGATGAAAGAAGATACGGCAGATTACGAAATTGGATGGAAGAACAGGCAGTAATATTTGCTCGTGATGTTAAAGGAGATTATATACAAGAACACATTCAAGTAACAGATAGTTGGTTTAATATCTCAGGAGTAGGAGCATATCAACATCCACATTGTCACGGTAATTCTTATCTAAGTGGTGTATATTATGTGAACTATGATGATACAAAAGGACATGTATCTACACATTTTAGTAACTCTGAGAGTTTATATCAACAATATAAACCATCACTAAACAATTTACCAATTAAATATACAGATTACAATCAGGACAATAAAGTATTATCAAATGAAGGAGAGTTATTGTTATTCCCATCACAAGTAATACATGGATATAATGTTAATGAAGGTGAGGATAGAGTTACTATAGCAATGAATTTCATGCCTACAGTATTAACTAATGGTGATTATGGTTGGCGAGTTGTTAATCTAACTCAGGAAGAAAGAGAGAGGGCATTCAATGCCAGAAAGGGATTGGCGGATCATTGGGGCACAAGTAGGGAGTTAAATCCGCCTCATGGCATGAGTGACTTGCCAAATCCTGAGTAGTGTGCCATAATGGCATTGGGAAACTTACCTACACCTATGCTAACTAGGGCAAGGTTAATGCAAAAGCAGGTAAAGTTTTCCTCACCCTATACTATGAATTGTCATGCTCTGGACTGCCCAGATTAAAATGAATGGTAAACTCTTCATAAGAGAGTTTGAGAGTTTAAGTGCATTTAGACGAGATGCCTTACTTGAGGCAAGATCAAGATTTGGAACAGATGAAATTGTATTATATCCAGCATAATGACATTATCTAAAGAGACAGTAAACAAACTTGCTGATGCTATGACTCTTGAAGTTATAGAATACATCACTAAATCACCTAAAGTAACTACATTTTTATATGAAATGGTAGGTGAAGCATTGTGTGAAACACTTGGTAATAAACAAGCAGATGGATCTTGTTCATTTGATGGTAGCAAACTGGTTCCAGCAGTTGTTGATAGAGTAAGAGTTAATATTATACCTAATAATATGCCATCTGACCCAGCAGATTTATGATTTGGAGGATATGGAAGTATGCCTTGGGAAGTTTCTCGGATAATACAACTGCAAAGTACGATAATACAGTTTGTATTATTAGGAGTCTTATTCTGCTCACTTACCTTACCACCAATATTTTTATTGTTGCTGGTGTTATAAGACACTGGGATAAGGACAGTCAGGAAACTGGCACAAAGGTGGTTGAAATATATGACGTTTGATACTATATTATAGAAGTGGAGGGATACGTGGTTCCTATGCCCATTAAGTTGGGGTTCAGGTGTAAGCGATTCCCATAGGTTAAATTTGGACTCTTGGGTGAAACCCATTTCAGTTAGTCCCACTCTCTCCACACTCTTTTATATAATGTGAACTATGTCATCAATCAAAGTGCCAGAAAACTACACTCAACCAACTGAAACACAGTTGAAAGTATTAGTGTTAAGATGGACAACTGATTTATGCCGTTGTTTGGAAGCACAGTACAAGGACTATTCTTTACGTTCTGCAATTAGAAACAATCAAGGTGAAGCACCTTCACCATATCTTCAAGAGAGAGTAAGGAAGATTGAGAATGATGAGGATCTAATGAAGTTCCGAATTCAAAAAGGTAGGAAATATTATAAGATCATCCAACAAGACTGCCGTGATGGTGAGTACAGGGATGGTTCAGTTCATGCCTTTGTTGATAAGAATACAGGTGAAGTTTACAAACCTGCTTCTTGGAAGTCTCCTGCTGCTATTGTTAGATATGATATGAGGATTATTAACCAACGTGAGGCAATGTATGCCAACTGCGATTGGGCAGGTGGTTATCTTTACTTAAGATGAGAACAGTAACTATTAGCAGGCAGATAGGATCAGTCTTGGTCGTATCTGCCTATTTTATTGTATTGCATGTAAGTGTACTTTATGGTACAATGTTACATGCAACAGCATGCTTATTAAGCATACCGTTCTTTGTAAGAACTAAGGCGTATGATGTAGTTGCAATGTTATCATTTATGGTGATAGTATCCGCATCAAAATTCATACAAATGATCCTCTAAATACTACAGATTTGACAATACTATGGGTTACGATTCACTCAATGCTCCTGAAGCAAATGCAGAAGTTCAGTCAGGTAAACTTGGCAGACTAGAGAAACAACTGCAACAAACTATGAAAACTATTGGTAATCTTGATGAAAGATTGACATCAATAGAGTCAATGGTTAATGCAGCATTACTTAAACAACAAGATGATATTGTTGGTCTAGTTGCTGATATTAACCTACTTAAAGGTAATAGAGAGTTTGAGCAAGCAGCAAGTAAGTTTGATATGGAAGCAACTGCTGCCCAACATCCTGATGCTCCACCAGTACCAACGCCACCAGTTGGATAAGTGTCCACTGCTGGTTGCCTTGTGATACAGGGCATGACATAATACTATCAGTTCAATGAATTTGATTTATGGATGAATTTGAAGTTGGTTACGAGATCCTCGAACAGTTGTCTAATACTAATGAGGATGACTGGTTAAGCAACATTGAAGGAGTGAAGGAAGTGTTTGACCCTGAGACAGAGAAACTGTTGAAACAGTTTTAGAACTGTCACATACCCCTGCACAGCAGGGGTTTTTTCATGTATAATATTATTATTGACACAAAACTATGAAACTGCGTGAACATCAATCACAAATAGTTGATACCATGCAGGAACACAGTAAGGGACAAATCATTGTACCTACTGGCGGTGGTAAAACTATTTGTATGATAAAAGATGCTGAAAGGCATCTATTTAATCTCGGTAATAGAGATAACAAAACGATAGTAATTGTTGCTCCTAGAATACTATTAGCACAGCAATTATGTGCTGAGTTTATGGAAGTTCTTACAGGTGTTATGCTTACTGATAAGAATGTGTTGCATGTACATAGTGGAGAAACACCCTATGAGACAACAACTGCGATAGAAAAGATATATTTTTGGCATAAGAATACTCGTGGTCACAAATTAATTTTCTCAACATATCAGTCACTTCATAAAGTAATGAGATCAACGATTGATGTTGATACAATATACTTTGATGAGGCACATAATAGTGTTCAGAAGAACTATATTGAGGCAGTTACTCACTTCTCTAGTTGGGCAAGTAGATGTTTCTATTTTACTGCTACACCTAAAGAGTCTAAGAGTAGAGTTGCTATGAATGATCCTAGTGTATTTGGTAAGAGAATTGTTGATGTACCTGCTCCAGACTTGGTTAAACAAGGTTATATTTTAGAACCAAAAGTTAGGGCAAAGAAGTATAGTTGTGGATTCTATCAGAGTAGTGAACAGATTGATAAAGAAGTTATCTTAGATGCTCTTAAGACTGAAGATCACATGACTAAAGTATTAGTCACTGCCAAATCTACCACTAATATTCATAAACTACTTACCAAAACAGATTTTATGGCAATATGCCATGAAATGAGATATAATGTTATGCACATCACTTCTAAGTTTGGTGCTATCATTAATGGTAAGAAAGTATCAAGGAAAGTATTCTTTGATATTATGAATAAGTGGGGTAAGGATGAATCTAAGAAGTTTGTTATGTTTCATCATAGTATATTATCTGAAGGTATGAATGTATCAGGATTAACTGGTTGCATACTATTAAGAAACTTAGATCTTATCACAATGGCACAAACTATTGGTAGAGTTATCCGACTACATGATAACGACAAACAACATATAGATGCTGGTGACCTAATCCCAGGCAATTTCGAGGGATACCATAAACCATTTGGTAAGATGTTTGTACCTGTATATTCTAACATTGGAATAGGTACAGAGCGTCGTCTAAACTCAGTTGTGGACACTATCTTTACAAAAGGTGAAGCACAAGTGTCTATTGCCAGAAAGTAGACTAGATAGTATAATGGAAATCATGGAGGCATACTATGCGACAAATTGATAAGATTCGTCAACGATGCCTGCAAGAAATTGATAATCATTATGCTTATAGAATGACTGAGTTAGTTGATAAAATGCGTCTTGAAGATGCTGAGTCAATTATGCACGAAATGACGTATAGTGGCAATAAAGAAGATGATGAAGATTTATTCTTAGATGATCTAACTGAGTGGAATACTGATGAAATAAATGGTATCTACTTTGAAGATCTAAATGAAACTGTAGATGATGACTAAGGAAGAGCGACAAACTAGGAAAGAATTAAATAACTTAGTTTATCCTAACCACCTTAAATTCCTCAAGAAACTTAAAGCAGACTTGAAGAAAGATAAGGGAACTAAAATGCAATCAAACAAACGCAAATCTCGAAAGAATTATAAAAAGAAATGAATCAATCTTTGATGTTATTTGCCATTGGCATTATGAAGTTTGATGTTATCAACTGGGAAGATAAGAAACCTAAGTTGCTCGAACTGATTGACTTTGATAATGAATGTATAGATGGCAATGAGTGTTATACAGATTACTTTAAGTATGGTACAAGACCACCATACTTTGATAGTTTTGTGGACATAATGAAGGATGATTTTGATAACATTGCGAATGAATATACAGAGGGTTTGAGTGATAGATATAGAGGAGAATGTCCCTTTAAGTCGCTCGAATCGTGGCAATTATGGTCACAAAGATATACTACTGGTCAACATCATGGAGCACATAATCATGGAATGATGAACATTAGTTGTGTATTATATGTTGAATTTGATGAAAATGAACATATACCAACAACATTTTATTCACCATTTCCTAATCCTTTTTATGGTACAGTAGGTAAGGCAACGCCTCCAGTTAAGGAAGGCAATATTATTGCATTTCCTTCACTATTGTTACATGAAGCACCAGTTCAATCATCAACTAAACCTAGAACTATTATGTCCTTTAATATACCTTTATTATAATGTACGAAATCAAAGTAAACCTATCAGATGAACAATATAACTTACTAAGTGAAGCATTGTTCTTCTATTCTGAAGAGAAAGATGTAGGAAATAGTATAGAAGAATTGGAGGACTTGATTGATAGTAACTCTAAGAAAGTTAGTATAAAACGAAAATACATAAGACCAGAGGCGGACTGTGACATTTAACAAACTGGACTTTTTTGTTACAAACCCTTAACATTTGAGTACATGGCAACCCCTTATACCCTATAATGAAGGAGTCCAAACGAATTTCACACTTATGCCAACTGCAACTGCTGCCAAGAAGTCAACAACCACTTCAAGAAAGCGTCGCACTCGCAAAGTAACAGCAACCGCCCCTAAGTCTGCCCCGCTAAATACTACACCAGTCACAAAGATTATGGAAGAAGTTAAAGCAGAGGCACCAAAAGTTGAAACTAATGTATCAACTAAGACTTGGGTTGAAAGATATCAAGAATTAGATGGATTTTCAGTCATTGTTATTCCATTTCTATTCCTTGAGGCAGGTACTAAAGAACTACTGAAGGCACTAGGACAACTGAAAGTCCCTGCCTAACCACTCTACAAAGTGTCACAAGACCCCTTCCGAGGGGTCTTTTTTTATGGTATCATAAGTATATGACAAACAAAAACACTCATTTAGAACATCCTGAAGATTCTATTCTCAACAAGGGAAAAGATGGTGCATTAAATGTACTTAACTTCCTTAAAGAAAAGAATAGCAAACTATCAGTAAAATATGATGGTGCGCCTGCTATAGTGTGGGGAATTAACCCACTAAATAACAAGTTCTTTGTAGGGACTAAGAGTGTATTTAATAAGAAAAAGATCAAGATTAATTATACACATTATGATATAGAATTGAATCATGGAGATAATCCTAACGTTGCATCAATCTTGCACCTATGTTATGAGAAACTACCTAGAATTACAGGAATTTATCAAGGTGACTTCATAGGATTTGGTGGTGGTAGTGTATATACACCCAACACAATTACCTATGAGTTTGATACAAATACTGAAGAAGATATGGTATTTGCTGCTCATACGACCTATGATGTATGGGATCAATTAAGTAATTCAGTTGCATTATTTGAGTATAAAGGTATAAAAACTGAAGAGGTTAAGTTCTTATCAACTAACGCAGAACTATTGTTTACACCATTCTCATTAGATTTACTGATCTCACTTGCTCAAACTGCGGTGCGATTTGTTAAGTTTCCTGATAAGAAACAAGGTGAACAAATTAAGATTGTTGTTAACAAGTTCATCAGAGAACAGAGAGAGTTAAATGCAAATGAACTTGCAAAAGAAACAGGATTTCATGCAAATCTATTTCATTTGTATAACTTTATCAGAGATATTAAACTATCATTAATGACAGCAATAGGAACAGATCAAGAAATTGAATGTTATATTAAAGACGTTAAATGTGAACATGAAGGTTATGTTATGACTAATAAGTATGGTACTTATAAGTTAATTAACCGTAAACAATTCAGTTATGCAAACTTTACAGTCAAAAAGGACTGGAAACGTTAGATCATGTGACACTTCGATTAGTGTCCACTAAATCCGCCATTCTCTGGTGGATCTGTTATATTAGTATCAATGGAGGAATTCAATGAAAACAATCACATTTACCAATGAAGAGTTTGTTGCTCTTAGTGGTATTATTGCAGATCGTTTGAATACTTTCCAAAAGAGTATTGCAAAACAACCTGAAGGAACTGACCCTGAATTTAGTGATATAAGAAACTATATTACATACGATTTGCATCAGAAACTATCAACTGCAAATTAAATTTAATAGTCCTGCCAAATGACTTTAAACTGGGTAGTTGTTAACCCCCTACGCAAAATGCCTGTTTCAACATCAATCAATGACGTACTATTTCAACTAGAAGAAGCACAAACTGGTGCAGAATTGCTAGAAATTATAGAAGCATACGTTGATGGATTTGCTGGTAACTAAGTAACAACCAATGGGGCAATTTTTCGTAGTTGTTGGTTGCCCCACTTTTTTCACTATTTCACATTTCACATGGCAACAAGATCTCGTATTGGTTTACAATTAGTAGACGATTCTATCCTCTCTGTTTATCATCATTGGGATGGTTATCCACAATGGTTAGGTGTTACTTTAAATGCAAAGTTTAACACATTCGAGCAAGTTGCTGAACTAATTGATGGTGGCGATATGTCATCATGCGATTCAAATGATGATTGGGATAGAAAAGAATTAGGTGAAACTGCCCCTCTATATTATAATGATAGAGGTGAAAAGACTGAACCTAGATTAGATTTAAACTTTGATGATTACGTGAATAATGCTAACTCTTGTGAAGAGTTTGTATATGTATTCACATCAAATCACAAATGGGAGTGTTATCAAATCAATCATTCTTATGATGATGATTATAACATAGTAGACACAAATGTCATCCCTGCTTTAATACCAAAAGAAGTTCCAGAGGAGTTAGTCGCATGATTATGGAGACAAGTTTAGACTCTAAATTAACATCGCCTGAGTGTGATTTCCTGATTCATGTATTAACTAAACGTACAAATCCTGATGACGTTGCTCTTAAGTTTGATGTAAACATTAGAACAATCATCAAGAAATTAGGAGTTCAGGCAGACATCGCCGATGGCGAATTAGAATACGTTGTTCGCTAACTATGACCATGACTTACCTTGATTTGTTAACAGAACTTGAGAACTTTGATGATGATAAGTTACTCAAAGTCGTAACATTATATGACACTTCTCGCAATGAATTTGCACCTGTAGGTGTTAACTTTCACGAGACAGATTCACCTTACTTGGAGATATAAATAATGTTAACTGACACTCAATTACAACAACGAAGGGATCTAATTCAAGATCTTGGTTATGCCATTAAAGAGGATAATCATCTCCTTGGCGAACTATTAGATGACTTAGTTTCCCGACTAAATGATAAAGAAGTGAAAGAATATGAAGTTTTAGTTGGTTCAATCTTTGGAGACTAATATGCTCGTAAGACAGTTACTTAATGCCCTTAAAGAATACAATCCTGAGGCATTTATTACAGTTGATGTTGATGGCGAGTATGATTACAGAGTAGAAGATGTAAAGAATAAAGGTCATTATACAGTATTAGAGATTAAATCAGTACCAAAGTAGACACTAAACAAACTGTCACACCAAACCCCCATTAGGGGGTTTTTTCATGTATTATATAAATGTGGTCAAGTTCTGCCTTTATGGAGCAACAGACAAGACCACATTTAAACCCTATTGGAGCAACTTATTCCTATGAAGTTTATTGTTTTTAGTGATCCAATTCAGTTTGCAGATGATTACACTTATGCAAACGTAATTGCGGATGATTATTATAACAAAACTGGGAAGATTGTTGCTGTTGAAGAAGTATCTTCAGTTCATCAATTTCCTAGTCAAAATGCTAATCATTACAAAGTAATGGGGTTAGCATAATGAGAAAATTGGGTCTAATCATCTTTGCATTTATGTTACTTACTAACACATTAAATGTAAGAACAAATGCA